ATATAAACCTGAATAGGCTACATTTAATCTACTATCATTACTGAGTGTTACACCTTCAGAATAATCTGTTGTGTTGTATTTAACAGCATAAGCAGTTGTTGTATTTGCTGCTGTTTGGTCTGTTGTATCTTGAAATGCGCCATACGGAAAGTAACTACTTGCAGACACATCATCAGATGCCATCAACAAAATAACAGAATCTATACCAATACGAGCATCTGTAATCGTAGTGCTTGTAGCACCACCTGTAGCCAATGTCACAGAGCCAGTATTATTTGTCTTACCATTCATAATGCCATTGACAACCTCAGCAACTCCACGAGGGTCTGCACCGAATGGTGGTAAAACACGAAACATTAGCGACCACCCATAGGCACGAGTTCTACATCAGCACCGATAATCGAGTTCCAATTATCGCCTGTAGGGGTAAACTGCAATGAGTGGTATCTTCCCATGCTTCTCAATGAAACCCTATTTTCTGAATTTGCTGCGGTTGATGACCCAAAAATAATCTGAGTCGTAAGCAAGTCCCTAGAAAACACAGCTACATTACAAGAACCATTATCAACAATAGGCTGAACTAGAGTAACTGCTGACTTACGATTTTCAAGAGACAATTCTCCTGTCTGAATTGTAGCAGTAGAATTCTGTCCTGTAAATGTAACAATTTTATTTCCTCTTACCCCTGCAAATAGCAGTTTTCCACCTAGCCAAATGCGAGAGTCAAAGCTAGTTCCTAGGGCATCAATAGAAGCAGAAATAGCATCTAAACCCTCTAAAGTCGTAGAAGGGCTAGAAGCTGAAGCCACCTTAGTTACATTTGTCGTGCCACTAGACCATCTCTTAGTTTGGAAGTTATAAATCAATAACTTATTGACATTTCCACCCTGTCCTTTAGACGCATAAGCCCAAATAACTAGGTTTTTAATAGGGTCGATAGCAGCAGACATATTGAACAGGTATTCTTCGTCTACATCCTTAAAGAAGTATCTGTCTACCTTTTCTCCACCGATTGACACTACAGTCTGTCCATCACAGGCATAGAAGCCATCGTCTGCTAAGAAGAAAGTCGTACCTTGATACTGAATAACTGAGTTAGCTTCGTAGCACCCTAGATTTCTTGAGATATTGTCAAACTGGAATACCAATGGGCTACCGACATAGGTCATGCGATAGATTGACCTATCCATCAAGATTAGACCAAATTCGCCACCTGTAACACCTACAATAGAGCCACCATCAGGAATCTCTTGGAAGTCAGCCTGTGTCGTAGCACTAGGAGTCCATGATGTCTCATTATTAATGCCTGACCATTGGACTCTAAATGGATAAGCAGTACCGATATGTCCTGAAACTACAAAGTCTCGAACTACTGTTACATAACGAGCAGTAGGCGCAGAAGCATCTAAATCTGCCCATGCAGTCGAAGTTCCTAGTAGCCAACCCTGTAGTTTGTCATATCCGTTAGCAGCAATAATTCTGTTGCCAAACTGTGTAAAGCGCCATCTTTGGTCTACAGGAGTTCCATAAGTAGTACCTGATACATCATCTAGGCTCATATCTGTAGAGTCTAGCTTGTATAGATTAGTCTGACTTCCTGCGAATACTGTAGTGCTTCCATCAGGGTTTTTACCAGCCACCACATTGTTTAGTGGCTCAGAAGCATTTTGTGAGTAATCGACTGCCAAAGGAATACCACCATAGCCAATAGCTCTAGAGTAAACATTATTAGCTGCCATTAATGCACCTGTGACCGATGGTTGGTCAGGTAGCCATTCTCCGAAAGTTATTCTTTGGTTTGCCATTTAATTATTCACCCATGAATTATTGTTGCTAGGAACTTGATTCCATGTCCCTGTGCTTGCTGCTATCTGTGTCCAAGAATCGTTACTAGCTGGTATTTCTGTCCAGTTAGGATTCTCAGGTGTTACATCTGCCCAAGACTCTGTTTCAAGTGTTTCAGGAGTCCAGTTGTCTCCAATGATATTGCCTAAACAAGTAATAGTGCCTGTACATACAATTGCGCTAGATGCTGAGAATACTGCATTTGCTGTGCAAGATACTGTTGCGATTGCGCTAATATCTGCTGTACCCGAATATTCGACTCCACCAAGCGCTGTAACTGTGCATAATCCATTAACATTTCCACTTCCTGTCCTGATTCTTACTGAATCTGCTGTAACTGTTGCAGAAGATGTAATTGACCCTGAGCCTGATAATACCCTAGCACCATTGGCTGTAACTGTTGCAAACCCTGTAATAGCACCTGCACCAAACAACTCTCTATAGGCTATTGCAGAAACAGTCGCTAAACCTGTTATAGAGCCACTAGATTCTCTTATTCTTATTCCGTTAGCCGATACAGTAGCATTGCTCGTAATCGAGCCTGTGCCACCAAATATAGCGTTTGCGTAGCCTTCAACCTGAGCGTTAGCAGTAATAGCACCTGAGAAGAATAGGATTCTTGTAGGTGTTGCAGTTACAGTCGCATTTCCTGTGATTGAGCCTGAAGCATTACGCTCTCTGTAGGCATTTGCGACAACACTTGCATTTGCTGTTACGCTTGCTGGGTTGTAGAAATAAACAGTTAGACCATTCCAATATGGGCTATCTAAAGACAGGTTGATACTGTCAATAGAGCCAATAGCATCTATGGCTTCTAGTGTCCAGTTGCCTGTAACCCTATCTTCGTACCAATCTAGGTCTAGCGAATACTGTAAGTCATCTAGGCTACCAAACTGGTCTAACTGCTCTAATGTTAATGGCATTAGGCAAGGGTAACACTCAATTTACCTGTTGCGATTTTAAAAATATCACCAGTCTGAATGACCTTAGAGTTATCCAAAGCTGTGTGATAAAGCAAATTGCCACTTGTTAAAGCATCCAAGATACCGATATGGGTAATTGTTTCCCAATCGCCTGTAGCCTGTGGGAACTCAACTGCAGCAGAGTTTGTTGATGCGCCATTAGAAGGTGCGCCAAAAGTTACTGCTACACGAGCATAAGAGCCACCTGATACTTCTGTGCCTGAACGTGCATCTGTAGGGTCAGAAGTAAACAGACCAACATAAACAGTAGAAGGGCTTGTGTAAGCTGTGTTGCGGAGAGTTGCGTTAATTAGCGCATTTTCCAAATAATTTGACATTTCAGCCATGATTAATCCTTATTGAGTAGCTAATTTCATTGTTAATGGTACACCTGAATATTCTGAGTTTTCGTCAGAATCATTGATGTTAGTGACTGCTCTGTCGTACATAGAAGCCCAAAGCTGAACTCGTGCATCGTTAATCAGGTAAGGCTCGGCTTCCATCAAAGAGCCATAAAGTAAAGCATCAGGATAGTTAGCCAAAAATACATTCGATGTATTAGAACCACTTAGTAAAGCTGGCTTTGCATAGTAAAGAATCTCTAACACATACGCATCATCAGGAATAGGCGCAAACTCAAACTCTGTCTGCAATACTGTATAAAACACAGGTCTTCCCGACTCCTCTGCCCTAGCATTTCTTGTGAAATTGCTAGGAGACAGATAAGTCACAGGAATCCTAGGGTTGCCTTGGATATGTAAATCCCGTAATTCCATGAAGTCAGTTGGCACAGCTACACGATTATCGCCACCTGTCATGGTCGCAGTCGCAGACTTGAGCATCAAGCGAGTACGCAACTGTCGAGCTAGTCGAGTTTCAGCCAACTGGATAAAAGTAGGAATCTGACTGGTTAAGTCAGTTCTACCTAGATAGTTAGCTATCGTAGTCTGTAGTGCTGAATAGTTAGTAAAACTCATGATATGTCATGCCATCCGTAAGTGTATGAGCCAACATGACCTATCTCTTGTGATAAATCATGGTCTATAAATGTGTCAATTCCTACATCTTTAGCTTTGACACAGAAGTAAATATCTTCGCCTAATAGCTTGTTTTCAGGTAATAACTCAAAAAAGAACCAAGGTTTCTCTATCTTTTCTAGGGTTTCTTTGCTAATTAACATCACCCCACAGCCGATACCATCAGCCATCTGTAAACCTGTCTTATTCTTAGAGCTAATCTGTTTCCAATTACAAGTGCCATCAGAATCGATTATAAGGTGCTTGGCAGTCGCTTTTACTGGAACTGACCTAGTAGTAGCATTAACTCCAACAATGCCCTTATCGTGCGATATAAGCCTTTCTAGAGTGTCTTTAGGAAAGCGCATATCTGCATCTATAAAAAGCACATAATCAGCACCTTCTTCTAGGGCTGATTCCACCATATTGTTTCTTTGGTCAAATATCAGAGTTCCCATAGATGTATACAGATTGACCTGTATTTCACCTTTTCGGGCTACATGATTGACCATCCGAGCTAAATCAAAAGCAGTTCCTACTTCCATCTGCCCTCTAGCAGGTATGCAAATAGCAACTGTTTTCAAACTTTTCCACCCCTAGTACGGAATACTTGATTAATCGGGTCGTTTAACCATCGCTTCATGGCTGGTTCATCTACGATGAAATATCCACGCATGATGCCTTTGCGATTCAAGTCCTCTATGATTTCAGGTGGTATGGTAGCAATCTTATTTCGCTCATCAATTGGGTTGTCTCCCCATCCTGTGCTACCACTTCTATTCTTATATTGAGCTTGTGTCTCAGCGATAAAGTCGCTAAGGTCTACTTTAGTCTCAATAATTAGTCCGCCATCGCCATCAGCGTAGGCTGTCTTATTGTTGCCGAGATTGCCTAATTTAGACAATTTCCTCTCCTTATAAGAAAAATGAGGGCAAGTTTCCCCGCCCCCATTCTACTTCAACAATTAGCTTGCTGACAAGTCGAAGATACCGCCATGAGCAGCTTCGTTCTTAACTTCCAAAGTCAATTCAGCCAAGATTTGTGTCTTCTCAGAGTCACCAGTCTTAGCCAATTCGTTAGTTTGGAATGGGCGCAAATATGCGAGTGCTGCATACTCAGGGTCGAGTACCAAAGCATCACGAGTACGCATAAAGCGGTTAGGAACAACTTGCAACACACCAAAGTCAGATGCGTACATATCTGCACCAGCTAGGATAGTTACATTGCCATTGGCATTACTGTTATAGCGATGTTGAGCCAAGCCAGTAAAGCCTGAAACAACTTGCTTGAGAGCAGGAGAAAGCATCAATACTGAAGGTGTGCCACCTGAAGTAAATACCTTAGCAACTACATCCTTGAGCATAGACTCTTGGAATGTACGAGTTGTACCATCTGTACGAGTAGATACACCGATAGTTGTAGGGTCTGCACCAGCAGTTGTACCTGAACCTTTGTTTGTGTTGGTCTTGATGTAAGACAACAAAGAACCCATCTTACGAGCAGATGAGCTAGTACCAGCAGTTTGACCTTGGTTAGCAGTAATGATGCCTTCGATGTCACGCTTGAGTTCAGCAGAAGCCTTGGCTAATTGGTAAGCCTTTTCTGACTTACGACCAGCTTTGTCTACAGCTTCCAAAGTACCTGAAACTTGAATTGTCTTACCCACGATTTGTGTGTAGTTACCAATACGAGTAGTTGGTGACAATGTAGCAGCAGAAGCATCAGCACCTTCAACTAAAGCGTTAGCTGTATCTACAGCAGCCAAGCTGTCTGTCTGCCACTCATGGTAAACAGCAGTAGCTTTGGTCTTGCCGATAGAAGACATAATTGGAGTGTCTTGTGGGCTAATGTTATAAATTACATCGGTCAGGTCTTCACGAGCGCCAACCGCATCATATCTTGTAAATGTAGGCATTTCTAAATCCTTTAAATAAATCGTTCAAATAATTTCGCAGCATCGGCTTTCTTACCAGTTGATTTCAACTTTTGGAAATCCTTCTTAACTGCATCCTTTTCGGAACTCTGTGGATTTGAAGTTCCAGCTTTCAAAGTCTTAGGCGCTTCTGCTACCTTCTTAGTAGCTACACCCTTGCCTTTTACTAGCTTTTCATACTGCATGGCTTTGTAGAGCGTTTGGACTGCTCGTGCATCGTATACATTCGCAAGCTCTTGGTCTGTGAAACCGATAGATTTCGCATACTCTTTAATCTGCCTACGAGCTACTTCTGCCTTCGCTTCGTCTCTAAACTCAGGAATCCACTCCTTGAGCTTTTGCGCTTCACTAGCCAAATGTTGCTTAAGCACCTCTTGTTGCTCTTGCTGTTGTTGTTGCGCTAGGCGCTGTCTTTCAGCTTGAACAGCTTGAAGTTGCTTTTCCTTTTCTGCTCTTTCGGCAACCTTAATGGCATAGCCAATAGGGTCTGTTTCCTTTAATTCAGCAAGATTCTCTTTGTCATCACCCTGACTGAGCATCTCCTCAATTACCTGAAGCCTTTGAGCATAGGTATCTCGCAACTGTTTAGCTTCTTCGATTCTCGCTTTCTCGGCTTCAATAGCCTTACGAGTTTCTGCCAAAGCCTGAGTTTTCTTGGTGTAATCCTTTGTGCGACTGTAACCTTGTAAAAGCTCGTCAAGAGTGACCTCTACTTCCTCATTGTCTACTTTGACACGATAAGTAGGGGTTTCTTCGGGTTCTTCTTCTTGGTATTCAGTTTCTTCCGCACTTTCATCTGTGTAGTCCTCTGAACTGGCTTCGACTTCTTCCGATTGCTCGGCTTCCATCTCTACTGGTTCTTGTTGGTCTACCTCTGGTTGAGCCTGTTGAGCTTCCTCAGTAGGTGAGTCCATCAAAGACAAAAATGCGTTAGCTGCTTGGCTTACTGTTACACTTCCTTGCGGATTGGTGTTTTCACTCATTTTTAGATACCTTTCGGTTGTTTACAAAATCTTCCAGCGTTTATTTGCAATCTGTTTTTCATCAGCTATTGCTTGAATACTCGCCACAAATTCTTCAATCGCCCTGTATTTGATGAGAGCCTTTTCTCGACCCTCTACATCATCTTCAGCACTATTGAATATGTTGTTTTTATACAACACTTTCTGATTTTCTACAAGTTCCTTGAAGAAATCATCGTTTAATAATCGGTTTGCCTGTTCAGGTTTGCTCATAGATTAGGAATGTTTGGTGTATTAGAAAGTCCTGCGCCTACCTGTAAAGCCTTCAATCTAGCTTCAGCATTAAACTCGGCTGTCTTAATTTCTATGTCTGCCTGTGCTTTCTCACGCTTTAGCTGAATCTCAGCAGCAGCCTTTTCTCTCTGCAACTGAATGTCAGCCTGTGCCTTAGATTGGGCTACCTGAATCTCATTCTGCGCTCTCATTTGGTCAGCCTGAATCTGTGCTTGAACCTGTGCCATGACTGCCTGTGTTGTAGGGTCAGGCTGTGGTGGCTGTGGCTGTGCAATCATCTGCTCAAACTCAGGTGCAATTTCCTTGAAGAACTCTGTCGAATCCTTAAATCCTGCAGCTTCAATAAAGCGACCTAAAGTCTGTCTGTATTGTGTCAAGCTAACCAATGGGTTGTTAAAGCCTTGTGTGCCTAGAATCTGCTCTTGCTTTTGCAATACTGCAGCAATCATAGCCATCTGTTCTTGCTTGTTGCCTGTGCCTAGACCGACATTGATAGAGATGTCAAAGCCATTAGCCCACTCTCTAGGGTCAATAGACACATAGCGACCACGCAAACGGATTACACGCTCTTTGTCTTGGTACTTACAGAGTAACTGTAGAACCTTCTCGAAAAGGTCTTTTACACCTGTTTCTGCAAAGATACGAGCAATCATCTCGACTTTACTTGCAGCAGCGTTTTGCATCATAGCCACAGCAGTAGCAGTCGTATTCTGTAGGATGTTAGGGTCTAAGCCTTGGCTTTGAGCATTAACACCTGTGCGCTTCTCTTGGACTGAATCCAAGTATTCGAGCATTGGGAATGACTGATTAGCTGTAGGGGCAATATTCACAGGAACTAAAGCCTGTGGGTTCTTCATGCGAACTACACCACCAGCAGTCACAGTTAGCAAATCGTCTAGGTTTACTTGACCCTCAACTGCACCCATTCGTGGGTTATTAGTCAGGTAAAGGTTGTCTAGGATTTGACGAGTAACTGTAGACTTAATCAACTGCAAGTCCATCGCTCTGTCTGCCAAGCTCTGACCAAAGAACTTGTGTGGCATTGGAATCGGGCTTACAGAAGCAAATGGTACAAAGTCAGCTACATCATCTTCTAGGATTTCTGTGCCTGCGTAAACGATTCTACGCAACTCAGCAATACCATCTTCGTCTTTGTCTACTCGGATAAAGCACTCAAAGACCTCAATCTCTTGCATTGCTTTGTCTAATGGAGAATCCTCATCAGGTTGCTCACCTCGTGGATAACGAGCTACTCGTTCCTCTGAGAATGTCAGGTCTGAGTAAACTGGTAATTCATCGACTACATCTTTAGGATAGCCTAGGTTAATCAGGTCTGAGCGAGTAACCAGTCTGCGATGAGCAGTAAATGGGCTATCAGAGATATGACGAGCTTTCTTAGAGATTAAGAATTCTTCAGGTGGCACATTCTCTACAACTACCTTACCTGTCTTGTTAGTCTTCTTAATGACTACATTGTAGGAAAACACAGGAACTTCTACCCCTGTCATTGGGTCTAACTGTGTACCTACTTCCTCTGTCTCTTGGCTAGATACCTCAATATCAGGGTCAGCCAAAAGCATTGCTAATTCTTCTTCGTTTAGGTTCTCATACTTCTCTTTGGTGATTTCTACCTTCTCATCCCAGTAGGTCTTAACAACACCATTCTTTTGTAGGAGAGCGTCTTTGAACCAGTTATGGAACAGGATTACACCACTATTGTCGTGGTTTAGCACCCAGTTCACATATTCTGTAGCTTGTTTAGCCTTTTCCTCGTCACCAGCCATCTTAGGCTCGAAGCGCACCATTTCGTCTGATGCTGTGAAAATACGCAGTAATTGTGGCAATGCACCATCAATCACTTCTGCGACTTCGCCTGTAACGATTTGGCTACGACCTTCTACTTCGTTACCATAAGGCTCACGATTGTAAAAGTCGAGTGCTTTTCTGCGAGCATAAGTAGTTTCGGTTTCGATAAAGCCTAAAGCGTTATCAATCTCGTTTTCTAATATGCCTTTTAGTGTTCCGTTATCCATCAGACTATCCACTTAGTATTTACATTTATCGGCTTTGACCATGAGTTGTTAGTGTCCATTCCCATCGCCAAATATCTAAAAGCATCGCTTCCATGAGAAGCCCAGTCGTGCAAAGGCTTGTCATAAAACACATTACGCTTCTCGTCAAACTCTCGCCTATAGTTTCTCAGACAATCCATTCCTTGTCTAACTTTAGGCATATTAAACCAACATTTAGGTAACATTCTGCGTACTGCCTGTATGCCATCGTCTACCGATAACCTAGGCAATACTGTTACATTCAACCCTGCACCCTGTAGCATCTCTAGTCTGCTCTTGCCAGTTCCTAGCTCTCTGACCTCTACATCGTGTGGTAAATATTGGTCTGCTATGTGCCAGTTGTTTTCTCGCAACCAGTTCACATACCAGTCTAATCCTTGACCATGATTCTCTACATAGTCCATGATTCTTATCTCTTGATTCGCTATCTGAGCTATCCAAATAGCTGTTGAATCGCCCATTCCTAAGTCCCAAGCTGCCACAGTCCTACACAAATCATCTCGGACAATCTCTCTAAACTTGCCATGAGCTTCAATATCGTTTAGTAGCTTTCCGTAGTAGCTACCCTCAACTGCAGCATGGAATGAACACTCAAATTCTTGGTTGTATTTGTCATCGCCCATCTCAAGGCGAGCAGCCCTTAATTCTTCCTCGGCTACCAGTTTAGTCTCACTAGCCTTGAACTCTAGCAATCCCCAATCAGGACTATCTTCTGCCCTATCTCTTAGGTCTTTAAAGTGGTTTTGCCCTTTAGGTGTGCCAATGAATAGACACCAACCCATTCGGTCTGCCAAGGCTGGTCTAATAATCTCTGACCATATCTTAGGGTTTTGGTCTCCAATCTCGTCTAGGATTACCCCATCGAAGTATTGTCCTCGGAGTGAATCAGGATTATCAGAGCCATACAACTGTATTCTGCGACCCATGAAATCTACTCTGAGTTCGCTAATATTCTCTTTTGCACCTAGTGGTCTTACATATTTACATAAGTAATCCCATGCTACTCGCTTTGCCTGACCATAAGTAGGCGCTATGTAAGCATATCTAGGGTTTTCTTTCTCGCACAGCACAGCATCTTTAATCAGTTGATTAATAGCGCTTACTGTCTTTCCCATTCTTCGATGAGCCACTACAACACCAAAACGCTTACCATCCATCATATCGTGGATAGCAAGCTGTGGTTCTCTCGGTTTGTAGGGAATGATTATTTCTGCCAAGAAATCACCATCTTGATGTCTTCGCCATCTGCACCTGAGATATTGTTCTCAATAGGCAACAGTCTTCCGTATATCTTGTAGAAATCGCCCTGATTCTTAGGGTCTGTCTTAGCCCAGTTTACTAGACCTTCTACACCACCAAGTTCTTCAAATGCCTGAATGATGTTCTCTTTGGCTACACGAGGAATCTTATTTGTAGAGCCTTTTGGTCTACCAGCACCAGCTCGTAAACCGCCATGACTTGATTTTTCTTCCTCTAAATTATCAAGTTTTTGTTCTGCTTCCATTCCAATCCTCTAGGGGTGTTGGTTGATGATGTTGTAAATATACAACACTAATGCACTATTGGCAAATCGCCTACAAAATATATATCGTCTTTATCTAACTCATCTGCGAGTTGTAGTAAGTATGGGTATAAGTATCTGAGATATTCTGCCTTGTCATCAAAGCTATCCCATTTAGTTTCAATATTTCTTAACTGAACTATAAACATAAGTTAGTGATTGCTCACCATTTGACCAAATTCGACCAGTAGCTCCCACTCATCTTTCCCTCTTTAATTCCTTTAGCATGACGGGCTTTGAATGATTTTCTACGGGCTTTATCGGCTTTCGACTCTCCTTTTTTTGGTGGAGAGCCTTTTACATTTTGCTGCCCAAAGCGTATCGTCTTAATTTTGTCACCTTCTTTAGCTACTACAACATGGCTTTTAGTAGGATGATTTGGAGTCCGTTTTGGTCTATTAAAACCCTCTACACCGATTCTCTCGAACAGCTTGGCAGCTTCTCTAATCTTCATTTCTTGTACTTGGCTTTCTTAGCAGCTTCGCTAATCGCAATAGCAATGGCTTGCTTAGGGTTAGTGACCACTTTGCCACCTTTTCCTGAATGTAATGTGCCTTCTTTAAACTCGCCCATTACTTTTCCAATCTTCTTCTGAGCCTTAGACATTTTCATTTTTTAGCCTTGTATGGTTTTGCTGTTTTAGCAGCTTCTTTGAAATCTTTAGCGCTTGGTGCAGCTTTACTGCCGACTTTATTCATTTTTTCGCCTGAACCCGAAGCTATCCTTTTACGCTTCGCATGGATATTAGAATAAAGACCCTTAGTCATATTCTTTCTCGCTTTCTCCGCCTTCGTCTTCAGATTCTTCCATTTCTTCCATGTCGGCAGACTCCCAAGAGTCGCAACCATTTGATTCTGCACACATAAATTCGTAAATCTTACAGAATCCTATGCCCTTCTTAATGCCACAGTTAGGCATCTCGTCAGGTGTACAGAAGTATTCGCATGACTTACATTGAGCATCTGTACGCTTGCCATACTTGGCTACCATGATAGCCTTTTCTTTATTGCCAGCGTTAATTGTCTCGTTTTGAGTAGCTAATGGGCAAGACTCCACATCTGACTCTAGCAGACCGCCCTCTTTCTTTTCAGCCATCTTGGGCTTATCACCAAGCAAGCCAATCATAATCGTCATAGGTTTCTTGTCCATAATTAATCCATAAAAAAAGCCCTATTCGCTAGGGCTAAATCCTGTGAAGGAGACTACATGAAAAAAATCGCATCGGAGCAGAAAACACTACCCCACGCAAAGTATATACCT